CTTGGTAGGCCGAAGGGCCCCCCACCCCAAATAGGGAAAATCAACCGAACGGGTCGGCTGCTATCTAGACCCCAACGGACCGTAGATCTAACCACGGCCCTAAGTCGGGCCACTGTCTTACTGTACTCTGGATCCCCTTCATGAACGTTCCTTCAAGATAAACTGAGTTAAGGTTTACCTTAGGTGGCGCTTTGAAGAGAGAATCCATCGCTTCAAGTACAGACGGCGAAAACTGCGAAAGTGAGGTTTGCACCCCATCTTCATCGACATCAAAACTCCCCAGATCTTTCTTGGAGAGTTGCCACAACGAGGATAGCATTACCCCCGTCCTGTAGAACTCGAACGTTGCTCGCTTTTGAGTGAACGCAAAGACTTGGAAGCCTTCGTGTCCATCTTTAAGTCGCACAGGGCAGGCCTCATCGAAGTTACTAATGAGGCCGGCATCACCAAAAGTCAAAGGTACATACCGACGCAAATCGGCAGGTATCGTTGACACAAGTGACTTATGCAGTTTACGAAATCGCGAATCACAACACAGGTTTGCACCTAAGCGGTGACTATACAATCTCACTGCATTTGCGAACGAAAAGACGCTCGTAAGGTCTGACAGTTTATCTTTTAGATAAATTGGTTTGACGTCGACGCCTCGGTAGTAGTGTGAACCACAACTCTCGCGAAAAGAAGACGTAACACATGTCTTCTTTACGTTTATGCGAAAGCCGTAGAACGCTGCCACTGAAGCAAACAGCTCGTAGGCCGATGCCGGTAAAACGACATCGTCACCATAGACCCCAACAGGTTCACTGGAGCCTACGTATTCTGCGCAACATGTTGCAATTGCGTAGAATATAAGTGATTGCAATGGAAACGTAAATCCGTTTCCCATAGAGGAGAATTTCTCCCACTCTACTTGCTTACCTTTGATATCGCCATAACGGGAACGCAACACGTCCATGAGGTTGTACCAAGCGGGTGACAAGATAGCCCGCACAACCTCTCTAGCAATACTATCGCTAGCGGACGAAAAATCAACCGTTACCAGGCGGAGTGTTTTAGACCCCAACCGTGCCAAAGATTGATTCCTGCGCTGATCGCGCAAATTGATCCCCATCCGGAGAAGGCGACGCCTGATCATCTTGCCTACGGCGAGTTGAAACCAGAGATTTAACCCTGGCTCAATCGCTATGACTCGATCGATTGCCGCGTCCTTCGGAACAGTGATAACCTTATTACCTATTTGCAAGGTCGGATAATTGACCAATTGCAATTGGTTGGCCCATGCGGGATAACATTTCCGCAAAAAGTCAATAGGCAGTAAGGCGAAAAGATCACGTGTAATCCCAGTTTCATCCTGGAATTTGATGGAACTACAGGCGTGCTTGCGCTTTATGAGCGTAGTGGCGCCTGGCCCCCAATCAGGTGACGAGAACAACTCACCGATAGAAAGGTCTCCCAACACACGGTCTATTTTACGCACGACTGCGTTATGCAGCCACACGACAGGCCCTACAAACAAAGGGTCTGCAGACAGGTTGTTGAAACGCCTATTCGTCTGCTTACAAAGTTCCTCGAACTTCGAGAACTTTTCATAGGCTGCATCTTCCTTAGAAGTATCCAAATTTAATTCTTGGTATTTCGATAGGAAGGTAGTTGCAGCATAAGCAGATGCCAAATCACACGATTTCTCGTATGATAGAGGATCGAACGTTAATTCTGCGATCTGTGCATGCTCATCGTACTTGTACATGAGCCATACACTTAGCGCACGCGGACAATCCAGGCTACGGAGGTAATTCTCAATCACGAAAGGTGTTAACCCCTTCGCTACACGATATTTAGTCGCTTCTTTATGATAGCGACGCTTACGCTTCTTAGAAGACATAAGGACCTCTTAAAGTGGGTTTCGTGCGGCAACGCGCCTCCCGAAAGAGACGCGAAGCCTAGATGCTTTAGTACGGCATCCCGAAATTTATTATGGCCTCTCGCAGAGGACTCCCAACTGTAATGCTTGGGTTTCCGTCCGAGGCCGAAATCGTTGCGACGAATAGTGAAAGCAAGTAGCTGAGAAATGCAATTCGCTCAGCGCTTGTGCACCGTTCGGACAACGCCACTTCAATGTTTGCCAACAATGAATACGCCGGCGTTGGCGCGGGTTGAATCCCGGTAGCCGTCGAAGGCGCAGTGACTTCCATTGTTGGTACGGTCAACCGACCAACCACCTTGTACGCCGGGGCAGCTTTCGTTGGCCGCCGCAGTGACTGGGTGTAAGTCGGGAACCCGATCGGGATTCCTCCCGCTCGAGCTTCGTATCGTGCAACTCCTGGAGTTGGGTAACCACAGGGGTCGAATACGAGTGTGTCAGTCGTTTCTGTAGACGTTGTACCGATAGACGTCATACAGATCGGTGACAAATTTAAGGCAGCAAATGCTGTCATATTGTTTCCATTTAAATGAAAGGTTAACCACTATCTCAAGCTACTCAGCTTCGTTTATCGAATACTGACCGCACCAGAGCTAGGGCGTTTAGCGCATGAACAACGCTCACAGGGTTTTTAAACCTGGGAGCGGAAACCCGTGGCCATGATACAACTTGGGCACGAGAAAGGGACACTTGAGTAATTCCAAGTGAACCATAAGATTCATACGTATAGCGCACATCGTCACCTGGCGGGAGGTACCCGGAGTAGGAGTGGCAATATTGTGTCTCTACCTTTGTGAACTGTGTCTTGCAACCCCGGACCAAAGTTAAACCCTCAAAAGCCGAACAAGCTTCGAGGTAAGGTCCGATAGGAACAAGCCAGTCCACTACGAAAGAGTACGGTAGAACTTCCCACATGAGATTTATGGGACTCGTGAAACCGGTCTGCTGAAGGAACCGTTTTAAACGGCTATCGATTTCCCATTCAAGCATGTATCTACATGTTGAGGTGTAAAATTCTTTCTTTTCACCGCATGTAGGGCTTGATGGTCCTGTATTAAAACGCAGGACTTCGGAAGTTTCTTCCTTCGTTGTAGCAGAGTGTGTGGATCGATTCGTAAGGTGAGGAGTCCTGTTGTGAAAATCAGCAAGAGCCCTCATACTTCCGTCAATATCCTGTAGGAGTGGCTTCCATCCGTACTGTAGAGCTAGCCAATTATCTGCTAGCGCAGCACCGGGTTTAACACCACTCTTTCCAGCGACGGCCCTACGTGTATCTGACCATAAAGCGGCATAAGCAGCAGGTATATTCCCAGCCTTGAGTGCCATAAGGGCCTTGACAATACGCACAGCACTTGTCGTGACTGTGCGCGCTGTCGGGCCGATTTGCAACAAATCCTGGCTGAGATTATCAATACCTGAGTTCGTGCCATTAATTAACCGCTTCACAGCCCGATTACTCGCGCTCTCTGAATGAATAGGAGAACGCGGAGTCGATCCGTACGCCGAAGACCCAACACGGGTTGTGTAAGGGCCTCCTTCGGTCACCCACCACCAATACGGCGTCCCGTAATACGACGTCGTTGTGTAGTAGGAGCCATCGGAGACTTCCTTGATATCAACCCCATGCGGATTTATCGGTAATTCGGACTTTTTGAGCGACCCATATCCAGGAGTTCTTACACCAGACCAGGTTCTGCGATACGTCTCAAACTCGACGGGATGGTTTTCAATCATCTCGCCGGTATCAACGCGAAAGCGTACTAATGAACTAGTTTCGATCTCAGGATTAGGCCGCAATGGCCGACTTCCCGTTCGACTTGGTGTGGTTTTCACCCACCTGACGCGCTGAACTTTGTTCAACGCCCGTTGCAAGGGTGCGCGGGGTACAGAAATTAATGTGCGCCCAGACGCGACTGTCTTCACGAAGTTGACAGCCACTTGCGACCCAACAATCGTTTTCCTGAACTGATAAAGGTACGGCGTCAGAAGCACTTTCCAACCAATCGTTTTAGATAGTGGAGCGTTCACCCACACGGGCCAGAGCAAATCGTCAATGTTCTTGACAACTTGCGAGACCCATCGGGGAACGCCCATACCGTCGACAATCGATATGGAAAAATACTTCCCGCGCTTAGTACCTTGTTCGAGGAGCGTATTGACTACGTTTGACGTCGTAGTGCATATTGCTGCGATAGTTTCAGGTAGTGTTTCAGGAAGCGTCATTTCTTGCCTCCTTTAGCACTCGTAGAAACATTGTCAAAACACTTAGCTAGGTCCGCCACAATGTTACCATGTGGAAGGATAACAACCAATGCAGCAAGGCATGCGAGGACGATACGGTAGAGAGACGAACGGTTGATAAAATCGCTCGCCCTTTTCCCATACGATCCGCGAAGTTGCTTGCTCATGTAGTTGTCCTAGAAAAGCTAAGTGTAGGGGCCACTATAGGCTCCCCAGGGATTCAAACCCCTGGTTTCCCACCCGGCGACATGC